GCTTTTGGTGGGCCTGCACCAGATGATGCAGTCCACGTCGGGCACGTCAAAACCGGTGGCCAGTGCCAGCACGGTAACCAGGCAGCGCAGGCGCCCGGCGCGAAAGTCTGCGATGCTCTCGGCGCGTTGCTTTGCCTCAGTCTCGCCGCAGACCAGCGCGGTGGCTATGCCCTGATCGCGCAGCAGGTTGACCAGCGCTTGCGCGTTGGCTACGGTGGCGGTGAAGGCGATCCACTTCTTTCGGTCCTTGGCCAGCGTGCAGGCCTCCAGCGCAGCGGCGGGCAGGTAGGCGCTAACGCGCTCTTCCAGGTCATGCAAGTTGTAGTCGCCGCTGGTGGTCTTGATGCCCTCGGTATCAATGCGAGTGGCAATGTCATCCATTGGACGCACCAGGGTTGACAGGTGGTTGCTGTCGATCAGTTCTTGCACTGTGACCGTGCAGGCCACGCCGGTGAACAACGGGTTTTCTCCGTCAGTGAGCCAGACGCCGTTACCCCGAAATGGCGTCGCGGTAAAGCCGACGGTGCAGTATTCACACAGCCGAGACAGGCGGCTCAAAAACTGGCGGTAGCGCCCGACCTCGATGCCGTCGGGCGAGATCAAATGCGCTTCGTCGACGATCACCATCTTGATGTTGCCCAGCAGGTGCGCGTCTTTATAGATGCTGCCAATGGTGGCAACGATCACATCGGCGCTGGGCATCTTCTGGCCCAGGCTGGCGCTGTAATAGCCTACGCTCAGGTGGCTGGGCAGCATGGCTACCAGCTTGGCCGCGTTTTGCTCGGCAAGCTCACGAGAAGGGACTAATACTATGGTACGCGGGTGGTGCTCGGGCCAGGTGTCGAAGAACAGCCGGCACAGCTCGGCCAGGATCACGCTCTTGCCTCCACCGGTGGGCACCGAGCACAGCGGGATCGACCCCGGATGCGCAACCCAGTACAGGTAGAGCTGGTCGATTACGCGCTGCTGGTAGGGGTAGAGGGTCACGTCAGGCCACCAATCTACCGTCATACTGCGCACGCAGCTCCAGCAACATCTGGCACTGGAGCATTGACTTTTCCTTGAGTGAATAAAGCTCATCGCTGGTAAAGCCGTCGGGCGGTGTGCCGTTGGTGAACTCGAAGCGCTCACCCTCCTTGAGCTGGTAGCGCACCCAGTTGTCAACCACGTTGGCGTCCACCGGGTCGGCCCAGTTCTTGAGCAGGATCGGAATCACCCGGTGTGCCTGGCAGGCGTCTTTTTGCTCCTTCACTGTCAGGGGTTTGTTGCTGTGCCGGGCGCAAGTCCAGGTTCCACCCGGCTCGGGCGTGCTGTGACTGCATGAGCGGCAGGTGGGCACAGGCGCCATGCTGCGGTGGCACAGGTCAGCGTGCTCGCACCACTTGCACTCGTACCAGCTGGGGTCGGTGCTGATGCCCTCGGGGGGCGTGGGTGCGTCGATGATGCGCTGGGCACGCTCAAACAGCAGCCGGGCGGCTTGCGGATCAGCGTCGATGCGTTCCATATGCAGGCGGTCATCGTCTTTGCACACGGTCATGTACAGGGCGCGCTCCATGCCAGACCAAGCCATGTAACACTGCATCTGCGCCCAGTGTTCGGGCTTGGCCTCTTTGACGCCCTTGGCCTCCAGGATGTTGAACATCTTGGCGCTACTCGTCTTAAACTCCAGCACATGCCAGGTCTTGGGCGCGTCTGGCAGATTGACGCAGGCTCCGTCCATGCTGCCGCCAAAATGGCCATTGCCAAAGGTGAACTGCTTACCGGTGTTTGGGTCGGTCTGCATGACGGTCACGCCGGCTCGGCGCAGTAGATTCGATAAGTTTTCTTCTTCCCGGTGGCCACGGGCAAAGACGCGCAGCAGCCGCGCGTCGTGGTTGGGCCGGGTGCACCACCTGAAGCTGTACCACAGGGCACGGTCGCAAGAGCGTCCGATCTGGCTGGCGCCCAGGTGCGGGCGAAATCCGTCCTCAGCCTGGTCTTTGATGGCAAGGTCGATGGCCTCAAGCGTGGCGGTTGCCAGCTTGAGGTCGGCCCGAAAAGCCACGGCTGCCATTACGCTGCTGCCCCTCTTGCCCAGGGCATTACAGGCGCGGCCTGGGCGCTTGGCGCTGCATTGACGCGCGCCGGCGCAAAGGCTGGAGCGGTGGTGGCAACGCGCGGCGCGGGTGGCGCGCCATAGACCGCATTGCCTGCAGCCCGGGCCTTGTAACCCTTGATCTCGTTGACCAGGCCGCGCTGCTCGTCCGCTTTGCAGGCCACTTTGACCACGACCGGGCGGTTGTGCAATTGCTCGGAGTTGGCCACTTGCAGCACGCCGGTGCCGTGGCACAGTTGCGCGAGCTGCTTCTGGGCGATCTCCACGGCCTTGGGGTTGCGGTTTTGAAGGTTGAGCCGGTCCCAGAGTTTGCGGCCCTGGTGTTGGCCAGACTGGACCTCCAGTGTGAGTTCGAGGTAATGCCCGGTGCCATCTTTGGTGGCTTTCATCTCGCTGGCGGTGACCATGACCTCGTAGTCGCCTGCGGGGATTGCGTCAAAGGTGTTGGTGGTGTCGATGCCGGTAGAGTCAAAATTTAAGGTTGCCATGTTTTGCTTTCAGGTTGGTTGAGGTTCAAGCCGCTTTGAGAGCAGGCACAGGGTTCATGGCCTGTGCGAAGGCTTCCCACGCCAGCGGCAGGGGCGAGGGCAGCGAATAACGGTTCTTGGCAGTGAAGGCCGGCTGGCCCACGGTGTGCATGATTCGCTCGCCGGTGCTGGTGGCGCGCACGCGCTTGTTGTTGAAACCGGCGTCCTCAGTGATGGTGTTGGTTTGCATGGCAGCAAACAGAATCACGTCGGCATATTCTTCGGCAATTGCGCTGGCACGCTTGTGCAGCTTGAGGTCGTGGCTGTCATAGGCCGGCATGGTGGGGTCTTCCACATGCACCACCTGGCTGTGGGCGATCATGATGATGGTCATGCTGCGGGCGTCACGCAGGGCGGTGATGCCGTCGTAGAACTGGCGCCACACGGTGGCGGCTTCTACATAGCCTTTGCCGTAGCCAAACGTTTCGATGGACTTCTGGCTGTGTGTCTCGCACACGTTCTTCCAGATCAAGGGCTCCAGCCAGTCCAGCGAGTCGACCACCAGGGTCTTGAAGTCGTGCGGCTCGGTGTAGAGACTTTGCAGCGCGCTCATAACGTCTTCGAAGCTGGTGGCCAGAGGGAACGCCACGGCGTCCAGGTTGCCCAGGCCGTCTTCGGTCTGGATGACCACGGGCGAAGGGGCGCAGACGCCGAAGGTCGTCTTGCCGATGCCGGCGTCGCCATGGATGATGATGCGCGGTGGTTTGGGTGAGTTCTTTTGCAGTGATGCGAGTGAGATGGCCATGGTGCAGGATTCCTTTCAGGTTTCAGATTTCAAAGTGATGGCCGGTTTGGCCGGGCTGGTGGTGATGAATTCAGCGGCCTTGCGGTAGGCGCCAAGGTCGAGTTCTTGCAGAGCACGCAGGTTCTTGAGGTCGATGTCGGCCTTCCAGCGAAAGGCTTTTTGCGTGTTGGCGGCCAAGGCATTCCAGGCGGCTTGCACGGCCTCGGTATCGACCTTGCGCGTGAGTTTCCAGGTGATGGAGAATTCTTCGTCCTTGTGGGTGCCCTCGCCGCCCTCGGGCACGGCAAAGAGCCCGACCAGGTCGGCCTCGATGGCCAGGCGGCGGGCCATGGCGGCGGTCTCTGCTGCTTTGGCGGCGCGCAGGTCGGCGACCAGCATGGCAGCGGTGGGTGCGGATGTGTTCATGGTTTGACAGTGGGTTGGTTGAGGGATTGGTTGATGGGCTTGGCCAGCAGCCACTTAGGACCAAGGTGGCGCACGCTGACGCACCATTTGCGGATGTAGATGCGCTGGGTGGCGCGGCTCATTGAGTTGCAAGAAAAATTGCTGCGCACGCGCTTGAGAAGTTCGGTGTTCATGCGGCTCCTTAGTACTCACCGATTGCAGCGGCAATGCCGAAGGTGATGCGCATCAGGATGAAGAACCCTATTGCGCCCAAAACATTGCAGCTCAATACACTGATCAGCATGGCGAACGCGCACGCAAAGGCACCCAGGATGAAGCCTGTAAAACAGAACTGGCGCATCATGACGACCACCATGAAACGAGCGCCATGGCCAGGCAGATGCCGATGGCCGATGCCAGTGCCCAGTCGAGCAGTTCGGCTTTCATGGCGCCACCGTCTCGGGTTCGGTGGCAATCAGGAAGGCAATAGCAACACCAGCTTCGCGCTCTTCATCGCTGATCTCGCACTCGTCAACGTTGCCCCGCAGGCCGGACACGTTGCCCCGCAGGCCGGACATGTTGCCCCACAGACCGGACACGTCGCCCCGCAGGCCGGACAAGTCGCCCCGCAGGCCGGTCACGTCGCCCCGCAGGTCGGACACGTCGCCCCACAGGGCGGACACGTCGCCCCGCAGGCCGGACAAGTCGCCCCGCAGGGCGGTCACGTCGCCCCGCAGGGCGGA